CTTTTCGAAATCACCGGCACGTTCAATGCCAACATGGGATGGGGCGATTTCGTCAAGGTCAAGAGCATCGGCGACGCTCGCGAGAGCAAGGCGCTGCTCGGCGCCGCGACGAGTATGGCCGAGAAAATCGACGCCTATATCATGCAGCACGCCGTGTTGGCGTCCGCTGATTGGGTCGGCACGCCGAACAACGCCGTGGGCAACTGGATCGACGCCGTTGCCGGCCATACCAGGCTGACGGAAAACGGCGTGGACGATTCCGAGCTTTCGTTCATTCTCAGCGCGTTCGATCGCCAGCAGCTTGGCGATCAGCTTGTGAAGCTGCCGAACGAAACCGGCGCCGGCACCTATCGCAAGGGCTTCACGGGCGAAATCGACAATATCCGGACGATGTTCACCAATCAGCTTCCGAACCTGCTCACCGGCACTCGGGCGCAGACGGCGGCGGGCGCCATCAACGGTGCCAATCAGAATGTCGATTATGCGGACGTCGCCAAGGCCGGCACGTCGAACGGCCTGCGGCTGACGCAGAATATCGCCGTGGACGGGTTCGCGGCCGGGGCGACGGTCAAGGCCGGCGAGGTTTTCACCTATCCGGGCGTCTTCGCCTACGACAATCGCAAGCAGGCGCTCGTTTCGCCGGCCAGGTTGCAGCAATTCACTGTGATTGCCGACGCCGTGGCGGACGGTGGCGGCGCGATTGCCGCGCTGCGGATTTTCCCGGCCATGGTCGTCCCGGGAACCGGCGCGGGCGACAACGTGAATATCAACACCGCCCACGCCACCGTTTCGGCGGCGCCGGCCGATAATGCCGTGATGACGTTTATCGGCGCCGCGAGCACCAATCTCGCGCCGCGCGTCCTCCTTCAGAAGCAGGCGATCGTGGTCAATACCGTGCCGCTGATCCTGCCGGCTTCCGATACGTCGATGCGGCGCCGGCTCGCCAAGATCCCGCTTACCGTCCGCATGTGGCAGCATTCGGATTTCCACACGGGCGAGCATGGCGTGCGCTTCGACGTCGCACTGAACGTCAACGTTCGCGATCGTATGCGGATCGTGCGCATCAACGGCGGTTAAATCCGCGGCTTCGCTTCGTTCTCCGGGCGAAGGTTGATCGGCCCTCCCGGTGTCCCGCTCCGGGAGGGCCGTTTCGCTTCAGAGAACAAAAATCATCGCCGGGGAGATTTTCGATGGATCAGACTTATTTCCGCCCGCAGCCGATGGCGGCGAATGCCCTCTACGCCGCGAAAAGCTCGCACGTCGCGGGATTTCTCGCAACGGTCGTCGGCACGCTCACGATCACCGATGACGACGGAAACGTGATCGTGGACACGCTGCCGGTGGCCTTGGGATTTAATCGCATCCCCCTGTTTCTCAACACGCGGGGATGCACCGTGCAGCTTGCCGGGGGCGCGGCAGGCACTCTTTTGCTCTAACCGCCCTGAACGGAGAAAAGCCGATGAAGACGCATAGCTATCCAGCTTGGTTCTACGGCCCGAATGGGCAGGAACAGATTTTCAACAGCGACGAGGAAGTGCCGGCCGGCTGGCAGGATCATCCGTCCAAGGTCGTGACGCCCGAGCGCACCGGCTCCAAGCCGCTGCCGGCGCAGACCGACCGTATTCCCGCCGCGCAGCGCGGCGCCGCGTCCGTCGTCGCGAAGAACAACGCCGCCGGTCTGCTGGCCGGTGGCAAGGCGGTCGACTCGGGCGACCAGAGCAACACGCTCGACGCGCACGGCCATCCGTGGGACGCCAAGCTTCACGCGAAGTCCCAGGGCAAGACGAAGGACGGCCTGTGGCGCATGGCGGTGGGCAAATCTCGCCCGAAGCCGGCTCCCGGCTATCCCAAGCCGGCGCAGCCGCTCGATCTTTGATCGAATTTTCTTGGGAGGAAACTTTTTAGCAGGAGGGAATGATGAAGAGATTTTTGATTGCTGCAATTTGCTGCGCGTCCATGTTGGCCGGCCCGGCCATGGCGCAGAATACGACGCCGCCGGCCAGCGCCGATTTGGTCGTCATATCGCGTCAGCCTTCGCCGGGCACGTCTCCCACGGGCAGCGGGACCAGCGGCGCGGTTTCGGTCGCAACTGTGTTCAACACGGCCGGCGTCGGCTATTCGGCGGGCGGCGGCGGCGCGATCACGCAGATTACGTCGCGAACCACTGGCGTTACGCTCAATGCCAATTCCGGCGCGATCACGCTCGTTTCGGCGGCGGGCTCGACCACGCCGGCTTCGTTCACCGTCACCAATAGCAAGGTGGCGGCCACGGATACGATCGTGCTCGTGCAGAAATCGGGCACCGACCTTTATTCGCTGTCGGTGACGGCGGTAGCGGCCGGATCGTTCCAGGTGACGTTCAACACGAAATCGGGAACGACGACCGAACAGCCGGTCTTCAATTTCGCGGTGCTCAAGGGCGCTGCTTCCTGATTTCCATTTTCCGTGAGGCGCTTCCGTGACTTTGGTTTCCTCGATCATCCTCGACGCCTTCCGCGAGAGCAATATGCTTTCGCTCGGCAAGGATCCGACGAGCAACCAGAGCGCGGAAGCGCTTCGCCTCTATAATGCGTTGCTCGCCGCTGTTTTCGGCGGTGCGGCCGGCGAGCGGCTTGAGGATTGGCCGCTCGGGAATTTCGACCGGGATCCGGACGGCTGCCAATTGCTTGAGGACGACGCCCGCAAGCATCCCCGGATCAATCATCGCCTGATCGCCGTCAACACGCTTGCTATGACCGTTTGGCTGACAACCAGGCCGCAGGACGGCAGCCGTATGGGGATCGTCGATCCCTACAACCGCCTCGCGGCCGTTCCGGTGACGCTCGACGGCAACGGCCGGCCGATTGAAGGCGCGGCGTCGATCGTGCTCAATGTCAGCGGCACGAGCCGGGAATGGATCTATCGCGCCGATTTAGGCGCATGGCTGAAAATCTCGAGCCTGCTCACGACCGATGAAAATCCGTTTCCGCCCATGTTCGATATGATGTTTTCGATCATGCTCGCGATGCGGCTCAATCCGCGTTATGGGCGCACGCTCGACGACCAGAGCACGGCGATGCTCAAAGAGAACCGCCGGGAATTCATCGCGCGCTATGTGCAATCGCAGCCGCTCGAAATCGATGACAGTATTTCGTGGCCGTTCATGTCTCGCCAAGGCTACGACGTGCAGCGCGCCTTTTCCTCGCGAGGGGGTTTCAATCGCGGCGACATTCGGGGGTGAACCGTGCCGGACGTTCCTCTTGCCCACAGTGATTATTTTCGGGGGGTAGCGAAGGAAGCGCGAATTCTCACGCGCAACCGCTATTTCGAAGGAAATCCGGTCCTCACGGTTTCCCAAGCGGCGCTGATTGCGCGGCCGGGATTGCGCCGCTGGCTCTACGTCGGCGAGGGGCCGATCCGCAGCGTCTACAGCCAATCGGGAAGCTTCGACGACGCGCTCTTCGTCGTCAGCGGCACGGAATGGTGGCGCGTCGATAAGGACGGCACCAAGACGCTTCTGCAAACGGGGATCCGGGGTGCCGGAGCCGTGAGCATGGCCGGCACGGCAAATATCGGTACGACGCCGGAATTCATGTTTCTCGCCGATGGCGCAATTCTCTATCTCTATATCGAAAACGGTTTCGCGCTCGGCACAATTACCGGCGTGCCAGCCAATACCGACACGGTGCTTGTCGGCACCACCTATTACAAATTCACCAATGCCGGCGTGAATGTCGGCGCCCCGGCCGGAACGCTCGCAAATCCGTGGCTGGTGGCCTTGGGAGCTTCGACAGCGGCAGCATGGCAGAATTTTTCCGATGCCCTCGGAGTGCAGGGGACGCCGGGCACGCAATACAGCACCGCCACCACGATAAACGCCTCGGTTCAATCCATCACCGTGACGGGAACGGCCGTGAGCGTTCGGGCAACGGCGGTCGGTGCGCTCGGCAACGGCGTCGTTACGACGGAAACCGGCGGCGCGATTGCGTGGGGCGCAGGAACCTTGACCGGCGGCGGCGATCCGTCCGTGACGCAGGTTGCCACGCCGGCCGACGTTGGCATTATCAGTCTCGGCTATATCAAATCCTACGTCGTCTGCGTGCCCGCTCAAGGCCAGGGCATCAACGGGCAATTTTACTGGATCAATCCCGGTGAGACGACGATCGATCCGCTGGATTTTGCGACGGCCGAGCGTGCGCCGGATCCGATTTTCGCCGTTGTCGTTTTCGGGGATCAATTCTGGCTGCCGGGCTCGACGACGACAGAAGTGTGGTATTTCTCGGGCAATATCGATAGCCCCGTGCTACGCTTGCAGGGCGTAACGTTCGATCGAGGCACATGGGAGGGCACCGCCATCCAAATCAAGGAAAGCATGGTCATCGTGGATAGCGACGGCGGTGTTTTCCAGATTTCAGGCGGGCTCAAGAGGATCAGTCGTCCGGATATTGAAGAGCGCATTCGTAAAGCGATCCAATATCAGGCAAATCTAATTCCGTAGGGGAAGGACGTTCGATGGCTATTCAATGGATGGATGATTTCAAGAGCTACGGAGCGGACGCTTCCTTTATGGTCAACGGCATTTATGCCGAAACGACCTTTCCCGTTCTAGTCGAAGATCCGGATCCGGTGCTTACCGGCTACGTTTTCGGGCTCGGCGCGACGGCGGCGAATGCCGGTTTGCTTCGCAAGGTCTTGCCGGCGGCGGTGACTGTGGCCGGCGTTGCTTGTCGCATGTGGATGACCCGGCTTCCCGGCAATAATGTGATGACGCCCTATCCGGCGCAGTTTCGCGACGGCAGCAACGTCGTGCATGTTTCGATCGCCGTCACGACGACGGGCGCCATTGCCGTTTATCGGGGCTTGGGCGGCGGCACGCTGCTCGGGCAGACGGCCGGCCCGGTGCTCGTCGCGAATGCGTGGCAGCACATCGAAACGAAGGTTTTGATTAGCGACACGGTTGGCACTGTGGAGGTTCGCGTGGACGGCACCGTTGTGCTCGCACTCGCCGGACTCGACACGGCGAATTCCGCCGATGTGACGTGCGCGCAGGTTTCGCTTGGAAACAAGGCGGACGGCGCCAGCGATAACGTCTCGACCTATTTCAAGGATTTCATCGTTTGGGACAACACGGGCACGACGAATGCCAATTTTCTCGGCTCGTGCTCCGTCGTCGCCCTGATCCCGACGTCCGATATTTCCCTCGGATGGACGCCTTCGACGGGGGCGACGGGCTGGAACCTGATCGACGAAGCCGGCCCGGTCGATACCGATTATGTGCAGGCGGCTTCCCCGCCGCCGGCAGCGTCGTTTTTCGGCCTGTCCGATTTGCCAGCCGACGTCACCAGCGTGAAGGGGCTCATGACGCTCGTGCGCTCGGCGAAGACGGATGGCGGCGACGCCACGCTGAAAACCAGCGTCGTCTCAGGCGCGAGCACGGGCGCCGGCACCGATCGCGCCATCACGACGGCCTTCACCTACTGGATCGATTTGTTCCCGCAGGATCCGGCGACGGCTGCCGCGTGGCTTCCAGCGGCCGTTAACGCGGTGCAGCTAAAAATCGACCGGACAACGTAAATGGTCGCCGCCGTAGGGATCCAGGCCACACAGGGGCGAATTCTCGTCGCCGAAAAAGCGACCGTGGACGAGCGGGTTTCGCAAGCCTTTGTGCTGACGGCGATCAACTTTCCTTCGCAAGCAGTGCGAGTGTCGCAAGCTCGCATTCAGGGCGTCGTGAAATCCGCGCCTCCGCTTCAGACGTCGCAAGCGCGGATCCTCGCAGCCGTCAAGGGCCGTGTCGCCAATCCCCGGCTCCGTGTGTGGACGTTCACGATTTCTACGTGTTGCGGCTCGGCGATAGCGAAACCTTGCTCTACGATTTGTCCACGGAGCAATGGGTCGATTGGGATAGTTTCGGCCTCGCTTTCTGGCGCGCGAATACCGGCGTTACATGGGTCGGCGCGCAGGCGCTCGCGCACCAGTATGGGTCGAGCGTGGTTGTCGGCGATGATACGTGGGGGTTGCTCTGGTTTCTCGCGCCTGAACAGCCATACGACGAGCATCCCGACAGCACCAATCCCGCGCAGCAAATCGAATTCGATCGCGTCGTCATGGGCCAGTTTCCCGAACGTGGCCGGGGCGTGACGCCCTGCTATGCGATTTTCCTCACGGGAGATAATTATGGAATTACCGCCGACGATTTCACACCCGGCGTGACGCTCGAATATTCCGACGACGCCGGCACGACCTACGAAGATGCCGGCACGCTCGGTGTCAGCCAATCCTACGAATGGCTTTCGCTAGGCCAGATTGATAATCCCGGCCGGCTTTTCAAGATCACCGATAACGGCATTTTTGCCCGTATCGACGATATGAAGATGAATGACGACTAATGGCGGGCGATTTTCAGCCTCTCGTAAGCAATCAACGGATCGTCAATCTAGACGGCACGCCGAACGATTATTTCATTCGGTGGACGCAAGAGCGGCAAATTGCGATCGGCGAGGGTATTACCGCTGAACAGGCGTTGGAGATCATTAAGCAATTCACGCTCGACCATGCGCTGACGCCGGGCTCAGGGATCGGGCTCACGCCGAGCGGGAACATCGCCGATT